CTGGTTGTCAATGACGCTGATGAGCATGGCCACCATGAGCGCGGTGATAGCCAGGCCCAGGGCCAGGGCCAGCACCAGGGCCACCAGGTCAACCCCCAGGTGCGGGCGGCGGGCCATCAGCAGACCCGCTTAGCCAGGGCCACCTGACTGGTCAAGCTCTGCCCTGAGCCGCCCCAGGATGCTTGCAGCGAGAACACGCCGTCACGGGTGGAGTCCTTCGCATTGGTGCCTGACGACTCGGCCTGGTGGCCCTCAACCACGTTGCCATTGCTGGGGCTTAGGTTCGTGTTCCACTCGGATTGGTTGCCCTTGACGAAGCTGCGGACCTGCCCGCCTGTGCCGAGCGACACGACGATGATCCGGGCAGTTGCCCACCAGCGGAACAGGTTGCTATTGCCGAATGAGGTTGACCCGAAGCCCAGGGTGACCATGGCCACCGCGCCGACATTGGCCCGGAATGACAGGGTGGTCTTGCCTGCCTGGGTGATCGAGCCATTGCCCCAGACCTCAAGCTCGTAGACCGCGCCGACATCACTGTCGTAGGCAGGAATGGTCATTGACGCCAGGGTGCCCCAGCCGGTGCCGCCGTAGCTCAGGCTCGGGAACGTGGCCCGGCCCCAGCACCCAAGGCTGCGGGCATTGCCTGGGTTTAGCTGCATCGCTGCCGATGTGCCTGCTGAGGCTGGCACGAAGATCAGCCCCAGGAAACAGCCCGAGCGGCCCGCCATGGCTGCCTCAGTGATCAGGGCCAGTGTCCAGGTGGCATTGTCGGGGTTGATGTCTGCCCAGAGCACATCGACGCGGGCAGAGGCCCCGCCTGCTGTCTCGTTGAACGTGGCAGAGGCCCGGTTGCCGATCACTGCCCTGGTGCCGTCGTTGCAGTCCACCACGGCCAGCCATGGCCCCATGGTGATGGCCAGACCTGACCCAGCGGTGAGCGTCGGCGCGGCTTTCAGCCCGGTGAGGTTGCTCCCGTCAGCCAGCAGGGCTGCAATGGCTGAGCGGTCGTCTATCGCGTTGAACTGGCCAGCCTGCCCCCATTCCAGCAGGCCCGTTGGCATGGTCATGGCGTCGTCCTCCGTTACGGGTTGGTGCCACCAGGCGGGTTGCCCAAGTTCTGGTGCAGGGTGTTGACCACCTGGCCGTTGAGCCGGGCAAGCTCCCGCACCAGGCTGCGCTTGTACGGCGGCGGCTGAGTGATGGCGATGTCCCATGAGACGGTGCCTGCTGCTGCATCAGCACTGGCCCCGATCAGCCGCCCCATGGACGTGTAACCCGAGGGCACCAGGGGGTCGGCCAGGGCTACGGCCACGTCATCGCCCATGGCATAGGTGCCCAGGGGCGGCCCGTTGACTGGCACCGTGGCGGTGACGGCGAACTGAGGCCCGCTGTAGATGCTCTGGGCGGTGTTGGCCCGGTCGGTCAGGGTGGCGGTGTCGCTCACCCCTGGCCAGTCGTCAACATGATCAATCTCGGGCAGCCCGGCCTGAGGCTGGGTCACCAGCACGCTTGGGTTCGTGCCACTGGTGGCTGAGCCCACGGCGAAGGTCCGGGTCCGCATCTGGTCAGAGGTCCAACTGCTCTCGAACGTGACGGCCCCGCCTGGTGCCACCAGGGCCAGCCCAGAGGCATTGCTGCCAACACGGGGGTAGGCGATGTGCAGGGTGCAGGTGGGCTTGCCTGACCCGTCCAGGGCGTACTCAGAGCGAAACTCAGGCCCGTTGGTGACCTGGCACAGGCTGACAAGCAGGTCGCCCCTGCTCTGCCCTTGCAGGTACGTGTACGTCCGCTGGCGGGTGCGCCCTGGGCCTGGGGTCAGCAGCCTGGGCACGCCGATGTTGTCCAGGCGGGCAGCCAGGTCACCGGCAATGGTGGTCTGCTCAACGCCGTTGTAGGTCTGCGTCGTGGCGTACTGCTTGACGTTGAGGTAGCCGGGCAGTTCCACCAGGCTGACCGTGACCGTGGTGCCGCCCTGGTCGGTGAGCCCTGTTGCCAGCCCTGCCCAGACTGGCTGCCCGGCGTAGTAGGCCCAGAGCCGCCAGCCATAGAACTTGAGCAGGTCTAGCCTGCCCATGGCGGTGCCCTCAAGGACGATCACGGCCTCAGCAGAGCCAAACCCGGTCAGCGCCCACGAGCAGGTAAAGCTCTGCACCGACACCTGGCCGATGGAGGCATAAGGGCTGACGCTGTTGTCCGCGTAGAACGTCCAGAGCCCTGGCAGGGCAACAGGGTCACCCGTGCTCGGCGGCAGGATGGGCGGGCTGGTCATGCGTACACGTCCCGCCAGGACAGGTCAATATGGCCGCCGCCTGTGCCGTAGAGAGACCATTGCACGCTGGACTCAGGCGGGATCAGCAGCGGCGCGGTGCCTGCCTCAAGGTAGTTGGCACGCGAGGCCCCGCCTGGTGCGATGGCGGTCAGGGTCTCGGTGTTGACGATCACCTGCTGGCCTGCTGCGAGCGGGGCCAGGTGAATGGTGGTCTGCCCATCGGTGAGCCGGGAGTCTGACAGGTCGCCGTAATAGGTGGCCAGGACAGGTGCCGGGGCGCTGCCCGCGTTCACCAGCCGGGCCGCGTTGGGCAGGTCCGCGCTGGCGTAGGACCGCAACGGCTGCCAGGGGTAGGCGCGGCCAGTCTGCCCGCCTGCTGCTGCTGGGCTCACCGTGATGGTCTGGGTTGCGGCGTCGTACAGCCGGGGGTCAGCGGCGGTCAGTTCCACCTGGTAGACGAAGAAGTAGCGGCCAGTCCACGCCACCGTTAGCTGGCTGCTGTCGGCCCTGACGTTGGCTGACAGCAGGACTGTGCTGCCGTCGCCTGCGCCCTCGTCCTCTGCGATGGTCAGGGTTGCTGGCTGGGGGTTGGCTGCCCTGGCTGCCAGGTCTCTGGCGAACTGGTTGAGGGCTGCCCTGGCGTCGGGTATCTCAGCAGCCACCGACCCGGAGACCACCACCACCCTGGCCGCTAGGGTCTTGAACCCAAAGATCGCCCCGTCAGTCAACTGCCTGAGCAGGTCGTTGCCGTTCAGGGCTGGTGACCCGTACCAGCCGTCAACGTTGGTCACCACCGTGACCACCCCGTCGCCCCGGTCGCCGTCGTTGAGGCTGAGCCCATCCCAGGTGATTGGCAGCAGGTCTGGGGCTGGCAGGTAGCGGGGCGCGACATAGGGCGGCGGGGCACTGGTGCCGGTGCCAGCCAGGCTGATCTTCTTGCTGGCAATGGCCCCGGTGCCGGTGATGGGCATGGGGGTGGCGCTCGCGGTGCCGGTGCCCGCCAGCTTGATCTTCTTGCTGGCGATGCCACCAGAGCCCACGATGCCTGACCCGTAGGTGCCCAGCCCGGCCAGTTTGATCTTCTTGCTGGCGATGGCCCCGGTGCCGGTAAAGGCCGGGTAGGTGTGCGTGCCCGAGCCCGCCAGGGTGATCTTCTTGGAATGCACCGCGCCTGTGCCAGTGATCGGCGGCGGCAGGACTGTGCCCGAGCCAGCCAGGCTGACCTTCTTGCTCGCCACCGTCCCCGTGCCGGTGAACATGGGCAGGAACGTCCAGAGGCAGCCCCGGATATTGGTTGGCCCTGTTGGCACCGTGACCGTGACGCTGAGCGAGCCAGGCGGGATATCCAGGGCGTGCCCAAGGCCCTGGTATTGCGTCAAGCTCTGCCCGAAGTCGGTTGACCAGGTGCCTGGTGCCCCAGAGAACGTGGGTGCCCCGCCACCGGTCTGATTCTCGCTGCTCACCACGCCCGCATCGAGCAGGCCCACGGTGGTAACCGTCCACGTCAGGCTGCTGACGCTGGCCCCGGTGCCGATGTATTGCAACTGGTCAAGAGGCCCCGCACCTGTGACCGCAGCAGCCACCATGCCCACGGCCATGGTGCCCGAGTAGCCAACGTTGGCGGTGATCGTGTCGCTGGTGCTCAGGGCCTTGGTTGCCCCGCCTGTTGAGCCGCCCGTGGCCCCTGGGGAGCGGAACACTGCCCCGGTCGGGTTGACCCCAGCCTGCACCCCGTCACGGGTGTAGACGTTGCCCTGGCTGTCCGTCACGGTGGTGGTGGCGCTCAGGTTGGTGGAGTTGGCCACCACCTGCACCAGCAGCGTGTCACCCGCCAGGCTGGGCGTCGTGATCGGCAGCACCCGCGTGGTCGAGCCGACACCGCTCTGAGTGAACGTGCCAATGACGACAGGTGCCAGGGCCATGGGGCTACTCCGTAGCGGTGTAGGTCAGGCTGCTGACTGCCACCGCGCCGCCCGTGGTGAGGCTGGTTGACGAGAGCACCAGGTCTGCCGCGCTGGTGCCCACACTGCCGTCAAAGACAGCGCCAGCAGCCGAGGTCAGCGCCCGGAACCAGGTCGCCGTGCCCGTGGCCGCAGCGTTGGCACCTGTGATGGCGTTGGCCGTGGCCACCCCAGCAGCCGCAGCACCGAACGCGGTTGCCGAGAATGTCAGGGTGCAGAGCAGGGTGCCGGTGGCTGCCTGGTTGGCGTTGGCAGGCTGGGTGCCTGACCTGATCTGAATGGTGCCCCCGTTGCAGAGGGCTGTGACGGCATTGGCTGCCGCGTTAGCAGCCGCATCTGACAAAAACGGGTTGTTAGCCATGGCTTAGGCCCTTCCGGTTGCTGCCGCCCAGGCCAGGCGGCGGGACACTGCTGCTGCGATCTGCACTTCGCTCTGGCCCTGGGCCGGGTGTACGTGGATGACCACGGCCTGCTGGGCTGCTGGCATCTGGGCTGCTGGGCCAGTCAGAGGGCTCACGTACTCAGGGCCACGCTCCCCGAAGAAATAGGCAGACCCAGTGCGGTGGCCAAAGCCGGTGATTGGCTCGGTAATCATTCCGCCAGTGGCATAACCATGGCCGTGCCCCAGCACTGCGGCAATGCTGCTGCCATACCTGGCAATGGCATAAGCGACGGCGGCGTAAATGTTGGCCAATGGGTCAAGAATGCCCCGCGAGCGGTACGGCCCTGCATATGCCGCAAAGGTCGGCGGAATGACCTGCATAAGGCCCTGCGACGGAATCCCGGCCGCAGCGTTGGAATCCCACCTATTGATAGCGAATTGGTTGCCGCCACTTTCGGTCTGCATTTGCGTCATAAAGGTGCCGAATAGCTGGGGAATGCCAAAGTGCGCCAGCACCGCCCGCATGATCCCCGCCCACCGCATGACCCCTGTACCTGTACCGCCGCCGAACAGGCCGCCGAAGAACCCGCCTATCTTGGTCAGTGCGCCCTTAAAGAATCCGCCGACCTTGCCCAGGGCTGACAGGGCCTTAGCGGGCAGGCTGCCCAGGCTGACCATGCCCTTGGTGACCAGGCTGGCCAGGGCGTTGGGAATGCCACCGAATACAGTCTTGGCGACGGCCAGCGGATTGGCCCTGACAATGCCCTGAATAAAGCCCGCAGCTACGTTGTGCCCCAGCCCTGCCATGACCTCTGACGGGGAATGGATGCCGAAGAAGTGTTTGACGGCATTAACCACGGGGTCAACGATGTGGCCCTTTACCCAGCCCGCGATGCCTGCCAGGGCTGAGGTCATGCCGCGCAGCAGGTTGCCAATGGCACTGCGGCCTGCCGCATAAAGGTTGCCTGCGATGGTGCGGACGATGCCCACCAGGGCGTTGAGCCCCCGCGAGACCGCCGCCCGCAGCAGGCCCATGACGGTGCCCACCACGGTGACCAGCGCCCGCATGGTGGTGACCACCACGCTGCGGATCGCGCCCCATGCCTCGATGCTGACCTTGGTGACGGCCCGCCAGGCAGACACGATGGCGTTGCGGATCACGGTGAACCCGGCCACCACCACCGAGACCATCACACGGGTGACCGAGACTGCGACCCGTTGCAGGTCTAGCAGGGCTGGGATCAGGCCAGGGCTGCCGCCGAGTATCCACCTGACCACATCGGTGATGATCCTGACCAGCCAGGTGAGGGCACCGACCAGCAGCCTGATGAGCGGCACCAAGACCTTGATCACGTACCACTTTTGGAACGCCACGTACAGGTTGATGGCGGGCACCAGCAGCTTGAGAACGACGCCGAGCACCAGGCCCAGCAGTTGCGCCAGCAAGGCGATCAGGGGGGTGAGGCTGAGCAGCAGCGGAGTCAGGGCCTTGATGATCGGGGCAAGTAGCTGGCCCAGTGTCCTGCCCAGCAGGGTGATGATCGGCAGCAGCGGCTTGAGGGCCGCCAGGATGGCCTTAAAGGCGGGCATCAGGGCGGTGATCAGCGCCCGGACCAGGCCCATGACTGCCTGCCGGAACTGGGGCGATACGGCCATCAAGGTGGCGAAGATCGTCAGGATGATCCCGACCGGGCCAGCAGCAGCACCCAGGGCCTTGCCCAGCCCTTCGGCCTCACCGACCACCCCGCCGAGGGCTGGCACCAGTTGGACGGCTGCCGCCTTGGCGATGGACAGTATGCCGTTCTTGACCAGCATCAGCGGGCCTAGCAGGTGCTCAAGCAGCCCGCCCAGGATCGGGATGTGACCCAGCAGCCCTGCCCCTGTGAACACGGCAGAGGCAGCCCCGACGCCGAGCAGGGCAGGGCCAAACCGCTTGATGGCGTCCGCGATCTTGGCAATGGTCTGCGGGTTGATCTTGTCGATAAACCGGGTCAGCCTGGCACCCAGCCCGCCGACTGGCCCCAGCACCCTGCCAGCAGCCACCCCGATGGCGTTGACAATGGGTGCCAGCTTGCCCCCTGGCCCGACTGCCTCAGCGATGGACTGGCCCAGCTTGGCGAACCCGACGAAGGCGGGGGTGAGCACCTTGACCAGTTGCCCGCCGATGGTCTCGGTGAGGTCTTCGGCTGTCAGCTTGAGCAGGCGCAGGGCACCCTGGGGCGTCTTGAGTTGGGCGGCGTAGGCCCCGGCGATGCTGCCCCCAGCCTTGGTGACAGCGTTGAGCACCGCTTGCGACTTCTCGGCGTTGGTCAGTTCGGTGCTGGTCTTGCCGATGCTGGCTGCGTACTTGTCCAGGGCGGTCTTGCTGTCAACGTAGATGCCTGCCCGCTTGAGGGCTGAGGCGTTGCCGGTGGCGATGGCCTTGGTGATCGCGGTCTCAACGCTTGAGTAGTCACGGCCTGTGACCACGCTGGCATTCTGGGCGATCCGGGCCAGGCTGGTGGCATGGGCCAGGCCGATGTGCTCTCGGGTGAGGTCAGCCACGGTCTGCTGGGCCTGGCCAGTCTGCAAGCCCAGGGCCTTGAGCCCTGCGACTTGTTTCTGCATCGCGGCATAGCTGACCCCGTTGGCCTTGGCCAGAGCCCGCAAGCTGGCGTCCATCGCGGCCACCTTGCTGGCAGCCTTGAACGCCTCGACGCCGAAGGCCACGGCGGCGGTGGTGGCCACGCCCAGGCCAGTGGCAACAGACCTGCCGACTGTGCCCGCTATGGGGGCGATCTTGGCCAGGCCCTTGCCCAGCCTGCCGCTGATGGTTGCCCCGGCCTCATCCCCGGCCTTGGTGGCTGCTGCCTTGACCTGGCCTGGCAGTTCACGGGTGTTGGCCGTGACGGCGACCTCAAGGGTGGAGTAAGCGTAGTTAGCCATGCTTCGTCACCACCCCTGGCAGTCCGCTCAGGGCGTAGACAGCAGCAGCCCACTGGCCTTGGGCAGGCTGGTCACCATTGGTCGCATACGAGGCCCCACGTCCTGCTGAGGCCCTTGCAGGTGGCCTGGGGGGTCTGGGTATGGGCTTGGGCCTGGTGGCACCCTTGGCCCCAGCAGCTTGCAGGGTCACCCAGGTCAGTTGGGCAACGTGGTCAACCAGGACGGCCAGCAGGTCTGCCTCAGCAGACCAGGGCTCACCTGGCAGCCTCGCCCACGGGGGCAGCCTGTTGGCCAGCACCCAGACCCGGCGCAGCGAGACACCTGGGTCTAGCGTGTCAACCCCGTAAGCGGCCATCAGGGTGGCCTCTACGTCGGGGTCAAACCGGCCCGCGCAGGCTGCGGCGAGTTTGGGAGACCGCCCACCCCGGCAGCCTCGCCCACGGCCTCGAACAGCACCGTAAGCTCACCCACCGTGATGCCCGCGCTGACAAGCTGGTCGTAAGCCTCGCGGCCCAGCAGCATGACCAGCGCCCGCTCAAGCTCGCCCTGCCCGATCAGCGATTGCGCCTCAAGGGGCCAGGACTGGGCAGGGGGCACGCTGTAGCTGCTGCCCTTGTACGTGAACAGGAACGGCTCAGGCTTGACCTCGGCCATGGCAGCAGCAGCCGCCTTGTCAAGATCAAAGCCCTTCCGCTGCCCGTTGGCAGCGCCGGTCACGACGGCGGGCCAGACATGACCGTGCAGAGCACCTGGTTATCCGCCTGGGCGGTCAGGGTGACCTCAAGCGGGATGGTTGCCCCGCGAGTGATGGCCATGTCCCCGGCGTCGGTGAGCAGCGCCCTGGTGAACCCGACGCGGAGCACCTTAACGCCGTCCAGTGAGTCGATGGCCACGGCGTACTGGTGCCCGCCCTTGTCCACCCTGACCGGCATGGTGAATGAGCCATCGGTGGGGCTGGGCACCGGCTGGTCAGCGTCAAAGTAGATGCCGAGCGTTTGCACGTTCAACTGCCAGAAGATCATGTGCAGGGTCACGTCACGGCCAGTGATCACCGACCGGATCGGGGCCACCGACTGCCACGGCGTCATGTCCTGCTTGCTCGTGTTCTGGCCGATGGTTGGCCCGGCGTCGGACAGATAGCCCAGGTTGAGCCAGGGCGTGGCGAACGCCGTCTTGCAGTCGGTGGGCAGGGCGGTGCCCACCGGGGCGACCCAGACACCTGGCCCGTTCGGGGTGCCGATCTGCACTTCCGTGGTGGTCAGGGTCGGTGCCCAGGCGGCTGCGGCCACGACCTCATCAGGCGGTGCGGCTGTTGGCATGGTCTTGCGTCCTTCCGATCAGCCAGGTGGCACGGGTCGCGGGCATCGGGCTCACGGGGTCACCTGGGGCGGGTGGGCTCGTATCTCGTAGCGGGTGACGTACCTGGGTGCCCCGTCCGGGTCAGGCATCCAGAACGGACCCTCAACGGGCTGGGTGTAGGCCACCCAGCCCTCAGGCCAGGGCACGTCAGGCAGGCCAGTGATCACCTGCCTGATCTGCTCAGCCAGGTCACTGGCTGCCTGCTTCGTCTTGGCCCTGGCGTCGATCTGCACCGTGTAGGCCACCAGCCACGGGGGCCAGGTGTGGACGGCTGCCACCGTGAACGAGTTGACCCCCGGCAGGTCTTTGACGTTCGCCCAGACCCATGCCTCAAGGTCTGGGTGGATGACCTCAGCAGCGGTGGTCACCGCAGCCCCCGGTACCTGGCCAGGACTGGCCCCAGCGCGGGCTCTGCCGCCATGTCTTTGGTGCCAAACTCAACGAACGCGGTATAGGGCACCGGGTTGGACAGCACCCGCACTGCCGGGGCTCGGCCCTTGGCAAGCTCCCACCCTGCTGCCAGGTCTCCGGTCGGGCCGTGCGGGGTGGCTGCCTTGACCTCAGCCAGGATGTGCTCAGCCAGGTCACCGATGAGGGGATCAGCGGCCTGCCTGGGGGCGCTCGGGTGGGTCACCTGGTAGCGGGTGCTGGCGGGCATCACTGCCCCCAGCCATCAGTGCCGTGGCCCTCAGCGACCCAGCAGTCAAGCTGGCCGGTGCCGGTCGGGTCAGTCACCAGCCGGGCGCGGGCCAGGGCTAGGTGCTGGCTGCCCACCACCGCGACCATGCCGTCTGCAACCGGCGCGTCAGGTGGCAGGTACAGGGTTGCCAGGGCGGCGGCGTTCGGCTCGTAGGGGCCTGCACCGCCGCCCTCAGATGCCCTGGGGTCGCTGGGGCCTGGGCCTGGCTGGTAGCTGCACTGCCCTTGCCACACGGGGGCGCTCAGGTCTGGCTGAGCCCATCCGTGCGTGTCGGGGTCGGCGGCCTGGTCGTAGAGGGCCACCTGGGCAGGGCTGAGCAGCAGCACCTAAGCGACCTCCCACCAGCCGGGGATGCCGCCACCAGCCACCGCGCTGCCGTAGCCGGGCCAGGGGGCACCGATGTGCCAGAGGCCCGGCATGGCGTTGACCAGTTCGGGGCTGTCCGAGGCTGCCAGGGACCGATGCCAGGCGGCGCGGCTCATGGCTGCCCCATAGTCGCCGCCTGGCATCGGTGGCGAGTAGGCCACTGACTGCGCCCCGGTGCTGACGTTGGACACCGCAGGCGAGGGCGGCAGCATGGCCGCGTAGCCCTCCCACTGCAAGGCGGCGCACAGGTGCGGATCAGTGGCCCAGCAGGCATCAGCTACCTGCTGCGCCCAGTCGGCTGGCAGCCCACCAGGCGTGGGCGGGTCCAAGGGCGGTGCCCACATCTGCCAGGTGAGCCCAGGCCCAGGCTCGGCAGGCGCGGCCATGCTCAGCACTTGCAAGAGCCGCCGCTGGTTGCTGCCTGGTGGCACGAACGCTGAGCCCTGCTCGGCTATCTCCACCGTGACGCTGACCCAGGTGCCATGGTCGGTGACCGACTGGGCGGTCCACCGCTGATAGTTCTGGCTGTCGTTCGATGCCTGCTCGGTGATCAGGTCACCTGGCTGCACTGCGGCCAGCCCGGCCTGGCGGTCGTAGCCGTCAGCGTCGATGCCAGCAACGGCCACCAGCGTGGGCGCAGCCCAGACATCAGCCCGGTACTTCCCGGGGCCTGGTGCCGTGGCAGGGCTGCCGGACTGGGTATCCCAGTTGCCCTGTGCAAGGACTCTGCCCGTTTTGCTGGTGGCCATTGTCGCGGCCTATTTCTTGGCTGCGCTGGATTGGCTGGCGGGCTCAGAAGTCGGCGCGGTGCCAGCGGTCGCGTGCGTGTCCACCTTGGCGAATGGAACGGCACCAGCAGGAACGGTCACCGTGACCGGGTTGATAAGGACGAAGCCAAATCTCGCCCAAATTTTCATCGGGGTCACGTTGTCCTGAAAACCGCTAACTTGAACGACTCCAGATGCGTCCGCGATAACGGCGCTGGGGTCGATCAGGTAACGGATGTCCTGGCGCACGCCGAGCACTGCCCAGGTCCAATCCCCGGTAATGAAGTCTGCCGGGGATGCGCCGCTCTTGCCCTGGTATGGGGTGTAAGCGATGGGCAGCCCGTAGAGGGTCGGGAATTGGTAGTTGTCCACCTGCGTGGTGCCGAGGATCAGTTCGTTCGTGGTGGCCCTCAGGCCCCGGAACAGCGAGCGCACGGTCAGGTCACCGACGCTGCCTGAGGGGTTGAGCCCCTGCCCTTCCACCTGGGCCATCGCCTTGTTTACCGAGTCAACAGCGTCGATGCCCGCGTTGACCGCAGCAGCGGCACCGCGCACCCCGCCAGCAGGGAATGAGGCAGGGGCGTTGACACCGAACAGCACGGCCCCGTCAAGGGCCATGGCAATGGACTGCGCCAGCAGCGGCCTGGCGTAGTTCCACAAGTTGATCGTGGTGTCCTCAATCATCTTGTCGGGAATGGCGATAACTGCCGCCACTTCTTCGGCGGTCAGGGTGGCTGGCTTGAGCCCTATATCCGTGTAGGGCTTGCGGCCAGAGCCAGATGCGGTGACCCACGAAGCGGTGGGCAATGTCTTTGGCACGGGCATCTGGCTGACTCCGGTGCCCATGGGCACCTTTTGGCACAGTTGCAATGCCGCAGACTGGCGGATCGCCTCTTGCATGATGGTCGTGCTGACCTCAGGCGGGATTACACCTGAGAAATCGCCTAGTGCCATGGAAAGCCTCCGATGGGGCCATTGCGGGAATGGCCCCTAGCGCAACGTTGGTGAATTGTCGCGCCGCTTTCCGTGTCACCACCGGGGCGGGCACAGCCCTGCCCTGGTGGCCCTTGGCTCAAGACGCCTGGTTAACACGCCTCCGGGTTCGGCCACCGGCTGCCACCTGAGCACAGCCCAGGGGCATCCCCGCCAGGCTAAACCAGGCTCGGCCTTGCCCGCCAGTCAGCGGGTCACCCGCATGGCTGACCGCAGGAAATCGGTGTCGCCTGGTGCCCCGCGTGCGCCTGCTGGCACCTTGCCGCCGCTGTTGCCAGAGGGCAGGGCAGCAGCGAGCTTGTCAACCAGCTTGCCCAGTTCCGCCTTGTCTACCTCCCCGGCGTCGTTGACGAACTTGGCCAGGTCGATGACCTCAAGGGCGGCGGCGGCGTCGGCCAGCTTGCCCAGGGCCAGGGCTCGAAACTCAGCGGCAGCGACCAGCAGCCCAGCCTCACGGCGGGCCTCTGCCGCGCCGTCAGCCTTGGCCTTGGCAATGGCCTTTTCCGCCTCGGTCATGCTGGCCTGCTGGTGCTGGGTCAGCGCATCCTGGGCCTGCTTGCGGGCATCCCGCTCATGGGCCAGGGCTGCCCTCAGCCGCTCAAGCTCTGCCTGGGGGTCAGCAGGGGCCTGGGGCTCTGGGCTGGCTGGTGGCTGAGGGCTCGCAGGACTGCCTGAGCCCGGCGTGGGGCCTGCTGGCTGGGTGCCTGGGCCTGCTGCTGGCTCTGGCCCTGCTGGGGCCGGTGGTGGTGGTTGCGGTGGTGATCCCATGACATCCTCTCAAGCGACTTCGGGGGCAGCGGTGCATTGGCAGTTAGCGTGGGCAGCGAACCCGGCATCGGCGGGCCGGTAGCCCTGGTCTGCGATGTCCTGGCAGAACGAGCACGCATCGCCCCCAGTGACCCGCT